ATCCAATGCTTGTGTTAACGGTGGCCAATTAGAACGCTGTGGGGGGCGTTCTTTTTTTAGGCATCCAAAATGCGTTTATTCCGAAAATGGGGATTCTGTAAACAAATTATGTAGCAATGGGATACAAAGGCAAATCAAAAAAACAGCCAATTTCTGAAAACGTCAACTATTAACACAATGCAGCCAAGCCGATAACATCCAAAATATGTAATATATAGTGGAAGCTGTATCTATTATGGCTGATGTTTTAGCTGTTATCACAATGGTGGCGAATAGACCTATAATGTGTAATAGATAGTGTAAGGGTGGATAGAGATATTCACTTTGAGGAAGATTCTCTCCTCCACAAGAAGAGATGGGCGTTGTCGGTGGCCAAAGCCGGTGGCTTAGAGTAGGAAAAATATTCTACAACCACAACGCCCGTTAAATTTCGTGAGGGGAATATAAATTGGTTACTGCATACATTAGCAGTCGTTGGCAGGCGTTAATGCTGGTAATCTTCCGACCAATGGGAGAAGTTCCGTGGAGGAAAAATGAAATTTGTAATTAGTACTTTAGAGGTAGGAGCATACCTTGAAATGCTCAAAAGTGTTATTGGCAACATAGCTGATACGTCAGAATGGACAATGGGAAAGGTGACTACTGAATTTGCTGAAGTTAACCAACTTATGCCTGCTGGCGTTCAGTATATTGTTGAAGGCGATAACTTCGTCATCGAATGCGCTCCTGAAATGTATATTGAATTGTACAAGCTGATTGGTGGATATGCTGACAAAATCCACGCTGTGCGAAAATTAGTAAAGGCTTTCTTGCCAAAAAACTCCGGGAAAAAATTCAAAGCATGGCATTCAAAATGGCTTGAAGTTCCATGCCCAACTGGAGAAGACGACGAAAACGAAGATTCCGATACCGACCCAGAATATATTCCCGATGTTGAAAAATACCCGGTGGGTACTAAGGTTACTGTACAGCTTGGCAATACATTCGATTCCAACGGTGCATCTTTGGTCGAAGGAGAAGTTCTTGGCAATCTCCGATTTCGTGATGTTCTCGTTGTCCAATTGCCAGGTAACATGGTGTGTGAAGCAAATACTTACTGTGGTTCATTGGCATTCCCTAAAGCTCAGCTATATAGCACATGGGCTTGTGCATTCAGCCAGTACATCAGGGCAGACTTAAAAGAGCTTGCGCGTAAAAATAGCAAAGGCGACTTGCCTGTTGAGGGTACCGATTATTACATCATTAAGAACAAAGACCGATATGTTAGATGGGAAGACCATATTAAATAAGGATTTCCGCCCTCTCCATTTGCTGTTCTTGATGAAGAATGGGAGTTGTTAGGGGAAGAATACATTTGCGAAGATGTAACAGAGTTGAGTTGTACATAACGCCTTTCTGCCACGGCGAGTTAGCGAGTGGTGGAGAGGGCTGTTATGCAAGAAAAACAGGAGTGTCACTATGCGTCCAAAATCATACTGTGTGGTAGATATCAATTATGTATATGCCACAACCGATGAATTTATTCCAGACGTAAGATTCATCCCAAACTTGTAGTATCGTATTATGTCCGGTCATCCCTTGCTGAAAAATTTCATTTCACTGCCAGTATTAATTTAATTTAGTAGGGTAGGGATGATTCTAAAAAAAAAGTAAATCTGATTTGGTGAAATGTATTACGCAGAAACGCAACTATGTGCAATTCTGCTTTTAAACTCATAGTGATAATTTTTAAAGAGGTGGAGGATATATGAGGTAGATCGTATTATGTCCTAAGCAGCAGTCATCCTGTGATGACTTTCCATGGGTCACTGCCTGCTGTTTTTTTAGCTATCATGATTCATAAAATAAAATAACTTGACACAAAAACAATAGTAAGAAATAGTTTGGTAAGTGATTTAAAAGGAGCGGATAATTATGAATACCATCGAATGTTTGCAAAAGATTGCAAGGTTGTCCCAGGACGAGAAGGAAGAGATAGTAAATCTAACGGAAAAGCTAAAGCGAGAGAATCAGGAAGACATGAATGCTATTGGGGTTAATGTAAACCGGAGATATTTTGTTGATAGCTTTTTTGGGCCAGGATATGATACAGGTGATAATTCTATTGTTCTGCCTAAGCGGATATTTAATACTCCGGTAAAGAGATTAAGGGACGAGCTTTCTCTTGTCCATGAGGTAGCAGAAGCAAAGGCATGGCACAAAGGGGGGATAACCCCGACCCATTCGCATTTAAGTCCTTCGGTTATTAAAAGAGAACACGAGGTGCTCCTCACCATGCCAGAAATAGTCAAGGAGAAGGAAACTAAAATGAGGGTTGATGACATTGGCAACTATTATGAGGAAGGCGACGTCCCCCCAGAATATGAAAAAATGTTATTGGAATCATTTACTGACTCAATACCAATAGATAAAAAAGAATTAATGAAAGCATATTGGGATTCAAAAGGATATGCCCGTTCTATGTATCCGCACTATCTTTATGATATGGTAGCCCGAAACATAAGAACCCATAGAGGAAAGCCAAATACTGATAATCCAGGAGTAAGTGATTATTTGCATCTTCATAACAAGCTGCATAAAAGACTTAGAAAAGACCCCGAAAAAGAAATGCAGGCATCAATTGAAATATATGATAAGTCCAAGAAAGATGCATTGATAGCTGGGATAGCGGCTGGGCTAATTGGCGGCGGAGTTGCCGCATACCAAATATTGCCCAATGTTCTTAACAAGAAAAGCATAGCTACCGTTGGGCTAATAGGGGCTGGCACTGGTCTTTTGGGGGCAGGAATCGGAAGGGAGATATCAGAGACTGAGAGAATCCATAAGAGATATTTTAATGACCCTATAGAGAAGGAAATTAGCAACAAATGAGTAAACTACTCTCGATGAAGGTAGCGACAAACCAATATCTCGACAAATACGTAAAGAGGTATGAGGATGCGCTGAAGAAAGTAAATGGCAGCAAGACGCTCCCAAAGCAATATGCTCGTAGTGATTTCTACCAGGCGCTATTTAAACTAAAGGACAATCCATACTCATTCTATTATTTCCCATTCTGGATAGACATCATCAACTCACCTCGAATGACAAAGCTCGTACCAAAAGATAAACGTGGCATTGTGGTAAAAGCAAGTCGGCAGGTAGCGAAGACAACAAATGTTGGAACGATAGATGTTGGAATGTGCATAGAGAACCACAACTTCACAATGATAACATGCCAGCCTACAGACACGCAGATATCAAGATTCTCAGTTGATACAGTAAAGAAGCTTAATAACTCAAATATATTCACGGACACCATCTTCTACGACAATAAGATTAACGAAAACCAAGTAAAGAACAAATCATATACGACTGGGTCCAGAATCATCTTGGCTAATATATATAACAGCGTAGTGTCATCTCGCGGGATCCCTGGAGACGCAATAATCTTCGATGAGTATCAGAACATCCCTCCGAAAAATGCAGAGATTGTTTATAATGCTATCAAGCGTTCCCCCTTCCAATACGTAATGTATTCAGGAACTCCCCTTGAATTTAGTAATGACTTACAGACAAAGTTCGATGATTCAACAAAATGCGAGTGGGGAATTAAATGCAGATGTTGTGGGCATTGGAATATAGACCTCGGGCTTGCACACATGGGGAAGACTGGGCTAATCTGCGAAAAATGCTTTAGAAGATTATATGCTAGAGACGGAGAGTGGATCGTAACTGGAGATCCAGAAGCAGATCATGAAGGATATCATATCAATGAGCTGATGGTTCCTCCTGAATATGACGGGTCGTCATCTTGGCGTAGCTTACTGAAGAGCGCGAACAATAATATGGCTATCTTCCAGAATGAAACTCTTGGCAACTCTGTAGATATGGGCAAGAGACCACTAACCGAACGCATTATAGCTAAATGTTGTGTTCCTGAAAAGAAACTAGTGCGAGACGTAAGCGAGATTATGCCACACATGAAACGCAATACATTCGCAGGGGTAGATTGGGCATTAGAAACAAGGGACAAGCGTAAAAAAGAGAATATAGAATCATTCACTACGCTGACGATTGGCTCAGTCAACACATCCACTGGCAAAAGAGAGATATGGTTTATAAAAAGATACATAGACTATATGTTTGCATTAGCTGATGATCCAGACGCCGTTAGCAACGATATGATATACTGGATAAATGCCTTTAACTGTATAACCGCAGGATTCGACTACGGCGCAGGACATAAGGAAAACCAGAGAATAATCGATGAGCTTGGATTCAGATACTCAAGCGATGGGACTAAATACGCCAGAGGAATTGAAATACAATATCTGGGGAACCAATCTGACATTATAGTATACAAGCAAGATGCGCAGAAGTTCATTGTTGATAGAACAGATGTAATGGATATTGTTGTGGAAAATCATAAAAAAGAAAGATATATTTACCCAAGATATGAGGGTGAAATGACTGAATATGTGCCTGATTTGAAGAATATTTATGTGGTAAATGACCAATACACAAGAAAAAAGAAATATGGCAAGACTGGAGTAGATGACTTCCTACATGCCCTTGTCTTCATGGAAATACCAATCATAATCCATTATGGCGAGATGGAGATACATCTAAGTGAGTGATTTTTTTAGCTATCAGAAAATAGTACTTGACAGAAATTCTTTTTAGAAAATGATATGCGATAGGTATAGGAGGAAGTAATATGACAACAGTAACAATATTAGAAAAAATAGCAGCAGAGGGCAAAGATACATCACCATTATATGACTTTATGGCTGGAGTAGAGCCAACTGGAACATATACATTCGAGGCTGCGAGAAAAAATAAGGGTAAGCATGGTCTTCATAGATTATCTGGGGTAACAGGCGGAGTAAATGCATTGTCGGCAAACGCTCAATATACAAGTGGGCTTAAAAGTAAGTTGCCAAAGGAATAGAAAGTGGCAATAGAATTCTTACAGAAGATAGCTTCATCAAACGCAGAATATAAGCAGAAGCTCAAGGTAGCTGAATCTTCTACTAACACGACCCCTACTGAGGCGCAGAAAGAAGCAGAGAACTACAAGAAGGGAAAGTTTAGATGGAAAGGATTCGCTATATCCATTGAGAACCCAAAGGGAAGCACCAGGTCTGGAGTATCCGAAGATGGAAAAAAATGGGAAACAAAGATGGCCAATACTTATGGCTATATAAACAAAGCTTTGTCAGGAGCGGATGGGGATAATGTAGATGTATTCTTTGGCAATAATTTAGAGTCCGAGACTATCTATGTAATCAACCAGGATAACCCAAGCACAGGAAAGTTTGACGAGCACAAATGCATGATAGGGTTTGATAACGAAGAGGACGCCAAGAAAGCATATTTGGCAAATTATGAGAAAGGATGGAAGGGGCTCGGAAGCGTGAAGGAAATGACGCTGGCTGAGTTCAAGGAATTCGTGAGTGGAGGAGTAATGAATAAAAAAGCAGAGTTGATTGAAAAAATTGGGAAGAGTATAAGCAAAGACCAAACAAAAAAACAAAAATTAGAAGCTGGAGGCGTAGTCGCTTTAGGATTAGCAAGCGCAGCTCCACAGGCAGGGAAGCGATTGGGAATAGATGTTACGGCAAACAGTAACAATCTGCTGGAGTTTGTTGGCGGGGACTTTGTATACTCTGATAAGATAAAAAAAACAATGAAAGGGCTAGAAGGCATAGCAACTAAAAAAGGTATTGCCATAAACGAGTGGTCAGAGCTTGCATCAATGATGGGTCCATTCTTTTCTCCAAAAACAAAAAAAGTTCCAGTATTAAGGCAAGGACCAACAGGGATGAGGCTTGAAAAGATGTTATTGGAAAAAGGAATACATCTACCAGGAAGTTCTCTGAGCATAAGGCCAGAGCTATTAGCCCATGAGCTTGGGCATGCTACAACTGGAAAAAATGTTATTGGCAAATTATGGCAAAAGGGCGCTCTCGGTATACCAGGCATGGCAGGGAGATATGGGATGATGCTATCTCCACTAACGGCATCGCTTTATGGATTAAACACACTAAGAAAAGACAGTCCAAAAAAAGAAAAAGCTCGGAAGGTATTAACTGGAGCGTCTACGCTGTCAGCGCTTGGTGGAATCGGAACTCTTGGGGAAGAAGCAAGAGCAAGCGGAAGAGGGCTAAAATACTTAAAACAAATCGGGCATGGCACTCTAAAGAAAAACATTAAGCCATTAGCTAAAGCATTTGGTACATATGGAGCCCTAACATTGCCAGCGGTAGCCACGGCAGGGATTGGGATAAATAAATTATTAAAAGATAAAAGAGAAAAGCGGGAGGGACTTAACAATGTTCACATTAATGAATGAAGAAGACAAAATAGAAAACTATGCTGAAAAGGCATTGGGGATATCAAAGTCACAGAGCATAGGATTAACCGAAGCCCTGGAAAAGTTGGCGAGAGAAGAAGCTCTATCCCCGTCGCAAATAGAGAACGTTGGGCATAAGCTCAACCATGCAAAATTCAGGGAAGAGTTCGCTATGGACAAATTGGCATCGTTTGCCCGTGCAAATTTTGAAGAAGTAATTAAGCGCGTATATGACGACTCTGACGGTAGCGCAGAGCAGCAGGAAGAGAATGCCTACATCAAAGTTGCGAACTACAGACCGATAGGATTTGAAGAGCTGGAGATGAAAAAAGTAGCCAGCGTGTCCCCAAGAGTTAAAAAGTATGATATTGAGACGTTAATTAAGGTCGCAACTGACGACGTAAACAACCATCACATTGATTATTACTTTGCACAGGACAAGCTTTACAAATTAGCTTCAGAGGCTATCATGGCATCAGGCAATAAGATTGAGATGTCAGAGCATATTGCTGAAGCAATCGGAAGAGCTTGGGACGACAACAACCGTGCTCAAGAATTCGTTAAATTTGCTATGGAAGAGCTGTTTGAACAAAAGAGATTTACAAAGGATAACCTGAGATTCGATATGTCTGAGAAAAAGATAGGCGATGATTCTGAAATCTATAAGGTTGCGAAAGAGCAACGGAATCGTGCTTCTGAATTAGCTATCAGAGAAATAACATTGATGAAGTTAGCAAAGAAATACGAAGAAATTGGGGCTAGCGTAGAAGAGATGACCAAGGTTGCAAGATCATGCCCAGACCAATACATATTCATAGAAGATGTTTACCAGAAAATAGCAGACGGAGAACTTGAGAAGATTGCAGCTACCGGGACTAAAAAAATAACTAGCATCATCAGTAAAAATACTAAGGAAATATCTGAGGCAGTCAGGAAACAATTACTAACGATGGGAACTGTTATTGCTGCCATCCAGGTAGCAGGCGGAGTAACTAACGCTATCGGAAGCGGAGTTCATGGAGTACGAGAAGGCATATTAGAAAAAAGGCTTCGAAATAGATTCCCGACCTTACAGCAAATACCCCAAGAAAAATATCATGATATCTTCGAATCGATAGTTGGGCTTAATCCTAGAATTATGGAAGCACCTTATGCCTTAGAGCAAGCAATCATGAAAACATATAATTATGACTCCATGGACCCTTCGACATCGCTGGCTTTCATGAATGCCTACAAAGGGACGAAACCATTCTCTCCAACTATGAGTGCAGGAGAGGTGACAAAAATGATGATGTCGCCATCAAGTGCTGCTTTTAACACTTCTGCTATCACAGGTGACTTTACACTACCGGCGCCAACACCAACACCATAAGGGGACAATGAATGTCAACTAAGAATACAACTCCAAAGACACCTGGATTATTCGAGATAGCCGACTTCGAGAAGTTATGGATACCGTTATCGGCGAAGGTATACTATAAATATTGTGAGTTCTTCTTCACGTTTACAAGTGTCGGGACGGCAATATTAAAGAAAGCAAATTTCGCTGTTACAAATATAAGGGCTTCATCAAAGGATGAGGATGTTGCAAGGAGGGGAGAAAAATATCTTCGTGATATTGGGATTAGGGATGCCTTAATTAACATAGGTCGAGACACTCACGTATACGGGATATCATATGCTAAACTGTTTAATAAATTCATACGCTGGATAAAATGCCCCACATGCGGAACATCCTACAGGCTTAAGGATTTATACGATTCTTCCAAAAAATCGCCACTTTATACGTATAGAAATGGTAAATTCTCCTATAAATGCACCAACGAAAATTGTGATAAAAAGAAAATAGATCAAGAATTTATCCTTGATGACAGAGTGATAGCAGGTACTACTATACATACATGGAACCCAAACAGGATAGACTGCTATTACAATGACATAAATGGATATAGGGAATGGTTCTATACTGCTCCTACATCAATTATGAAGAAATCAGACGGAAGTTTTGAGAAGGTAGACCAAAAGCACTTTGTCTATTATTCAACTCATGCAGAATTCCTCCCACTATTGGAAGATGACAGCAAGAGACTACAGCTAAACACGGAACACTTATATATCTTCGAAGCTAATACTCTTAAAATAGATGGGATTCCAATTCCACCAATGGTTATGGCGTTCCAGGATCTGCTCATTGCATAAAGTATTTAAAAGCAAACATGACAATTGCAGACGAAATGATGGTCCCTTGTAGGACTGTATTCCCTGTGACGAAAGCAAACAGGCAAGAGAATAAACTACCAGTCCAGACGGTGAATCTCGGGCAATGGCAAGAAAAGACACGGACTGAGCTCGATAAATGGGAGAAAGACCATAATTATATAATGGTATTCCCTGTAGAATGCGACTTCCGCTCACACTGGGGACAAGGCAAGCTGTTGACACTAGGTGACGAGCTAAAGAATAATTTATCCGATATCTTTGCAGGAATGGAAATCCCAATAGAATTTATCTATGGCGGGAGTACATGGTCCAGGCAAAATATTGCAGCGATAGTTTTAGAGAACTCATTCAAGGGATGGGCTAACAAGACAAGAGAATTATTGGAAACAATGGAAAGAAAGTTCAATGAAGACATCAATACATCGAAAGAATCATTAAAAATAGAATTAGACGTACCAAAGCTTATCGAGCAATACGGAGAAATAGTTTATTTACAAGAAGGATTTGCAAAGGGGGACATAAGCCCTCAAACATATTATGCAAGGTTTGGTATAAACGTATGGGATGAGATAAAACTTATTGCAGCATATAAGTCAGCTAGCAAGCAATTAGCTGAAGACAAGGCTGATATTGAAGCCTCTGGGCTTGTAAGGTCACAGATGGTATTGGATAATTACCAGAATTCGCAAAGAGAGGAAAGACTAAAAGAAAGTTACAAGCAAGGGCTAGTGCAGATAGAATTAGAAAAGAGAAATGCTAATGTGGGCAAGGATGTTCAGACAGAAATGATGGAGCGTGAGTTCCAAATTTCTAATAAAATGATGCAAGCTCAAAAGCAAATACAAATAGAACAACAGGAAACTGAAAAGAAAAACACCAGAGAGATGGGTGCCGACAGTCTGGAAAACATGAAGAAGCAAATGCGATTACAATCAGACGAAGAATTCCGCAACATGGTTAAGAAAGTTAAGTACGAAAAGTATTATAACAAAGAAATGGCTAAGCTCGTAGACGAAATAATGGAAGATAAAGAGTTGAGGGCGTCCAACAAGCAATTGAAAGAGATATTCATGCAGTTGAATGACAATACTAAAAAACAAATAATTCAACTTCCTCCTGACCAACAAAGACAAGAGTTAATGAACATAATGAATCAGCAACAGCAAGAAGAGCTTATATCAAAATTGTCTCCATCCAAAAAGAAACAGTTTGAAAACATGGATGAAGAAGGGAAAGAGTATGCCCTGAATTCATTATACGAGAAAAACAATGAAAAGATGATGCTTGATCAGGCAATGAGGGAAGACCCTAAATTAATAGCCGAGGCAATGAAAGAGAAGGAAGAAGAAGATAAGAGGAAGAATAGAGTGGTGGCGCAAGCTAAAGTATATAATAACCTTTCCTTTGAAGAAAGAAAACAATATGCCTACGAGTTTATGGAAGAAAATCCACAAGATGCTTCAGACGTCCTATCTCTCGCTAAATATTTCGCTGTATACGAAGAAGCTTCTAAGATACTATCTTCAAGACCAGAAGAAATTCCTGATGTGCTAGACGGAATTAAGGAAAAATATCCAGAATACATGTTAGAGATAAAAGAAGAAGTAGAAAGACAAAGACAATATGATAATGAGGCAGCCAATGTGGCCGCCCTAGTCTTACAAAAAGCAGGGACTGAAGACCAAAATATATTAGTAAAAAGACTTGTCATGGAAACGCCGAAGGAATTTAGAAAAAAAGTATTCAAATATGTAAAAGAATTTCAGAAAGTTGCTCCTAAAATATCGAAGGATGATGAGGCTCTCTTCGAAAAAGAGATGAGGACTTATTTTGATAACGATAAGAAGGTAGACAACATGGCTGATATGTTAGCCGGAACTAAAGAAGAAGAACGCGATGCTATGATGGAATCATTGAGATATGAGAACCATAAGCTTTATTCTAGGGTAAAGCAAAGTCTTGACAAGAAACTATTAGAAATAGGTGGAAAGTAGGATGGAATGGAACGGGACAATCGGATTTATCGGGCAACTGTCAGGGGAGATCGAATCTCTAGATCTAATGTTTTGCGGGGCAGAGATGACAGGTCTAATGTTCGGCGGGATAACTTTTGTCCCTGATCTTTCTGCAAGTTACATTAGGGATGAGACTGGCGAGCCCATTACAGATGAAGACTCATCTATATTAATAGAAGATTAGAAAGTTACACTAAGGAGGTATGGAATGCGCCACAAGAAAAACATTGACAGAATAAATAGAAACAAGATT